TATAAAGACTATGCTCTGTCTGTTGAAAAAGCTATAGAGAATAAAAATCTAATAGAAAATATTAAACAAATTAAAAATGAGAATGGTGAGTCTTTAATTAGACCTATTGCAGCAGGTGAAACTTTGCCCTATGGTTGGAAGACTATGGACAATGCAGCATTAGTTGGATACGCTATTCATCAAGATTTAGTACCACACCTTAAGTTTGTATTTGATTCAACTCCCAATGATTTGATGAAAGCATTTGGTTCTATCTCTCAGTTTGTTAAACGAATGAACGTTATTGGTTCTTTCTTTCACGCTAAGTCTTTAATGGAAGTTCAGTCTAGTGCTAACATACCTATTTGGTCACCTATTAAAGATGCTATTGTTCTTCCTTTAGTAGAAAAGGGTGTTAAAGCTGTTACTGGTAAAGACATACAACTATCTGCTATTAGTAAAGCTGTAGAACAATTTAGAAAAGGTGGTGTTGGCTCTAGTGTTGACAAGTGGATTAGAGAGGATGGTCTCCAATTAGGTGTTCCTGAAGATGTGTCTCAAGGCATATTAACTGCTACAGGTAAGCTTGCTGATACTTTAATTGGTAAGTTTGGACCTAAAACTAGAATCTTAGAAAAATCTCTTAGTACTGTTGAGAAATATACTTTAGGGTATTTTGATAAGTACACTTGGGATTATTTACACACTGGTATTAAATTATCAACTGCTGAAGCTTATTTAGATAAAGCTCGTATACAAGCCTCTAAAGAAGGTAAACCTTTTGATGAAGCAGTACACCGTAAAGAAATAGCTAAGTTCTTAAATGAAGCTACTGGTGGTCTTAATTGGTATCAAGCTGCTTTAGATTCTAGAACAGAGTTTGGTAAACGTGTTGCTTTAGCTGCTTATAGCCCTGAAGGTCGTAGAGCATTACAAATAGCTTTGTTTGCTCCAGACTGGACTGTATCTACTGTTAGAGCCTTTAGTTCTGCTTTGCCTAAAGATCTTAACCCAACTACATGGCATCCAGTAGAGGGTATTAAAGGTTTAGCAGTTCCTACAACTAAAGGAGACTATGCTAGGTTGTATCAATTTAAAACAGCATTGACATATTTTACTTTGTTAAATGCAATTAACATGATGGCAGCCAATAGACCTATATGGGAAAACAAAGATCCAACTCGTATTGAATGGCCTGATGGTACGTCTATGCAAGCCATGAAACACGCTATGGAACCTTACCATTGGATTTCTGATCCAGATAAAACCCTTTCTAATAAGCTAGGGTTTATTCCTAAAGCACTTGTTATTGGTATAGCTGGCACAGAGTACGCTAGTATTAACGCTCCTAAACTTGTTGATAGAAGTGCTGTAGGTAGACTAGAAGCTGTTAGTAAAGGAATGTTACCTTTCCAAGCTCAAGCTGCTGACAGTGCTCCTAAAGGTGAAGGTGTTAAACGTGCGTTACTAGGAACAGCAGGATTTCCTATTTATGGTGCTGATGCTGATACTAGAAAAGCTCAACGTGCTGAACGTGAACTTGCTACTAAAGAACAAGCTTGGAACTATAGAGACAAAGAAATCAAAGCTGGTCGTATGGATTGGACTCCTAAACACGACCAAGAAAAAGAACGGTTAGATAAACGTAGAGAAAAACTTGAACAAAGTAAATAATTATGAAACTTCTAATCATTGACCAATTTGATTGTGGATTTGCTATGGACTTGGCTATCAAGTCTGCTGCTTATGGTCACAATGTTCGTGTCTATATGCGTAACAACTTTGATGGTACTCGCTGTGAGAACGGTGATGGTATGGATTGCTTTAAGAAAGTACCTGATTGGGAGCCTAGTATGGATTGGGCTGATCTTGTATTTGTTACTGATAACAGTAGGTATATTCAAAGAATAGAGTCTTACAGACGTAAAGGCTACCCTATTTATGGTTGCAATGTAGAAGGTGCTAGGTGGGAACAGGATAGAGAATACGGTTCAGCTATTTTTGAAAGAGCTGGTATTGCAACTATTCCTATGCAAAAGTTTAAGAAGTATGATGATGCTATAGCATTAATACTTGCCAATAAGAACAAACGTTATGTATCTAAACCTGTTGGTGACGGAGATAAAGCTCTTAGCTATTGTTCTAAAGACTGGAGAGATATGGTCTTTATGCTTAACAAATGGAAGAAGAGCAATGCTTACGATGGTGAGTTTGTTCTACAAGAGTTCCACAAAGGCTGTGAAATGGCTGTTGGTGGTTGGTTTGGTCTAGGTGGATTCTCTAAACACATTCTTGAGAACTGGGAGTTTAAGAAGCTAATGTCTGGGGATTATGGTCCTGCTACTGGTGAGCAAGGTACTGTGATGAGGTATACCCAAAAGAGTTTGTTAGCTGAAAAAGTTTTATTACCTTTAGAAGGTTTTTTACATGGTATAGGCTACAGCGGTTATATAGACGTTAACTGTATAATTGATGATAAGGGTAATCCCTGGCCTCTAGAGTTTACTACTCGTCCTGGATGGCCTTTATTCCAGATCCAACAAGCTCTTCATCTTGGTGATCCTGTTGAGTGGATGCTTGACTCTCTTAATGGTAAAGATACTCTTAAAGTTAAAGATGGCATTGCTTGTGGTGTTGTTGTATCTCAACCAGACTATCCTTACAACAACGTTAAGAAGAAAGAAAATACAGGTTACCCTATCTTTGATTTAACAATGGAGGATGCTACTAGTAACATCCATTTGTCAGAAGTTAAGATGGGATTTGGACCAGGTAAAGATGGTAGAAACACTGAGCCTTGTATAGTTACAGCAGGTAGCTATGTGATGACTGTTTCAGGTGTAGGTAAAACTGTTCATGATGCTAAGTGTGCTGCTTATGATACTTACAAAAAGAAAGTCTGTATGATTAACTCTCCTATGGTTAGAGATGATATAGGTGAGAAACTAGAAGAAATGCTCCCATTGCTTCAAAAGAATGGTTACTGTAAAGACGTTAAATACAAATAAGCATTATGGCTACTAATGTCAATATTCCAATTCCACAGAATCCTATAGGGGAGAATTATCCCTGGAGAGATTGGTTTCAAAAGCTTAGTAACAAAGTGTATGGTTCTTTAGCAAGCCAAAACTCAAATGGAGTTACTATAACGGGTGGAACTATAGACAATACGGCTATAGGTTCTATTACTCCATCAACAGGTAACTTTACAAGTTTAAAGTTAGGTTCTCCTTTAAAAATAGCGTATGGTGGAACTAATGGTTTTGCTGTACCTACTGCTGGTGCTGTAGCTTATGGCAATGGTGGTGCTTACGCTTTTACTGCTGTAGGTACTACTGGTCAATTCCTAACTTCAAATGGAGGTGCTGCTCCTACATGGACAACTATAACGTTTCAAAGTACGGCTGCTCCTGTTACTGTTACTACAGCTACTTACACTGTAGGAACTACTGATTTATGGATCATTAATAATTACGCTACTGGTACTACAACACTTACTCTTCCAGCAGCTTCTAGTTATTCAGGTAGAGTTTTGTATATACAAAACTATAAAACTAACACTGTTGTGTCTTCTGGCAGCAATGTTATTCCCCTTGTAGGAGGTAGTGCTAGTGCTGCTATTCTTAATGCTATTGCTGGTGATACAGCTACTTTAGTTTCTAATGGTACAAACTGGGTAATNACTCAATATGTTCCCAATAACATTTTATTACTAGGATAATCTCATGTGGACCCTTTTACTCTTATTGCTGCTGCTAATTTTGCTTTCAAAGGCATTAAAGACCTCTGTAGTATGTACCAAGAAGGAAAAGCAGTCATTAAAGATATTCAAAAGACTGCAAAGGAGGTTCAAGCAATTGGTAATGAAGTTAAAGGAATATTTGGGTGGATTAGTAATTTATTTTCGTCAAATAAACCTGATGAAGTGGTTCAAGAAACCAAAGAAATAACTCCTAAGAAAAAACAAAAACAAGAACCTATTACCAAAGCCGAACTGTATCAACAGTTTGCTAAGAATTTAACTGCTTTTTTTAAAGCATATAACGAATTAAAGTCTTATGTTATTCAAGAAGAAGAAAAGTCTAAAAACGAATATGATCCAACAGGATTTGTAGCTGAGAAGGCAATTCAAAGGGTTTTAGCAATGAGTCAAATGGAAGCCATGTCTGTAGAATTAAGAGAATATATGATCTATCACGTACCTGAAGATCTTCGGGATGAGCTAGGTGCTTTGTATTCTAAAATTAACAGTATGTTGGGGACTATTGCTAACGAACAAGAAATGGCTAGAAAAAACATGCTACGTAAAAAAGGTCAAGAAGCATGGAAACAAAAACAATTGGAAGACAAAGTCTGGTTTAGAACGGCTTCTACAATAGCAGTATTATTTGTAGCAACATATTTTGTGGGTTTAATGTGGGCAATAGATCGGATGACACATGGGGGTATGTAGTTGCTATTATTTGTTTAGCAATTATTTTTGTTATTGCTCTTCCAGTATTAGGTTTTATGTACATGGATATGAGGACAGAACGAATAATAATGGAATCTAATGTTCGTAAAATTGAGAAACTTAAAAAAGAATTTGAACTAGAAAAAGAAAGAAAGAATGAAAAAGAATGAAATATTTAGTTTTACTTTTGTTGTTGGTTAGTTGTGAAGATAGGTATAGGTATCCTTGTCAAAATCCCAATAATTTTAATAATGCTGAATGTCAAAAACCTATCTGTGAGTTTACTCAAACTTGTCCTGAATATCTTGTAGCACCTATATTGGAGAAAAAGATTGCAGTTGAACAAAAACAAACATCTAAGTGCAGATGAAATAGAGATCCGTATATGGGCTTTTGTTGTTACTATGGTTACTTTTATTTTATTTTTTATAGTAGTTTCCCTAATATACAGGACTACTTTTGTTGTTCAACCTCTTAAGTCTATATCTCCTATGGATCAAGCAGACCAAAAAATGCTTAATGATATAGTGTTGCTTATTGTTGGTGGTATTGGTGGGATTATGACTAGAAAAGGTGTTAAAGCTGCTTCTGATATGATTGCTGCTGCCACTCCTTTATCTATGCCCAGTGTTCCTAATAACAAATTTGGTTCTACTTTTGGTGGATTTCAACAACAACCTTTTGTTAAAAATAACGATATAGTAGAGCCTATTAGCAAACCATCTCCTTTTAGTAGTCCTAACGAAAGACCTCCATTATGAATTATGCAATAGCTTTTTTACTAGCTACCACTTTAATTGGTGGAGTTTATGAATATGGTCACCACCAAGGATATGAAGAAGAGCGTTTAAACGTTCAAAGTGCTATTGACGAAGCCAACGCATCTGCTAGGATGACAGAAGAAAAACTCAACGGAAAAATTGCAGATTTATCAACTCAACTCTCAAAGGCACAAGATGATGCTAAGAAACAGAATGCTAAACGTGATAGTGATATTGCTACTGGTAAGTTGCAGCTCTACATCAAAACTAAAACCCCAGTATGTCCCTCCACAAATGCCCCCTCTACCAGCGGATCTGACACCTCAACCGCCCAACTTGACCCAACGTTTGCTCAATCTATTGTCTCCATCACAGATGACGGGGACCAAGCCATCCGTAAACTCAACGCCTGTATCGCAACCTATAACCAA